GTTCGTAGCACAGAAACAACTAAGATGTCAGGCATTGCCATTGAAACAGAATTCCAATTACTAAACGCAAGATTAAGCAGTATTGCTGATAACTTAGAAGTAGCAGAAGAACGCATTTGGCAAATCATTTACACATACTTGGGTTCAACCTGGGATGGCGAGATTGATTATCCCAGCAACTTTGCCTTACACAACATTGACAATGAAATAGATCAATTAGCCAAGATGAAGTCATTGACTACCTTGCCAGAAGTTCAAACAGAGATTGATAGTCGTATTGCTGAAATGTTAAACATTGAATTATCAATTCAACCCAGTGTAGATGGTATGGTTAGTGAAACACAGGGTGGTAGTTGTCCCGTTGCTACACAGGATGTTCAAGTCAATCTTAAGAATAGACAAACAGCAATCAGTCAAGCAAACTATGGTCCAATGAATCCTGAACAGCCAAACAAAACATTCTGGATGGCTAAAGCACAGATATTTGGAACTACAGTAGCAGAAGCAAAAACAAGTCGTTGTGGTAACTGTGCGGCATTTGACCAAACACCAGCAACATTGGCCTGTATTGATTCGGGTATTGGTGCCAATGGTGGAGCAACCACTGCTTGGGATACAATAGCACAGGCTGACCTAGGTTACTGTTCAGTATGGGACTTCAAGTGTGCGGCAACTAGAACCTGCGATGCTTGGATCACTGGTGGACCAATTAAAGGATAAACAATGAACAAACTAATAACATTATTAATCACAGCACAGGCCAACAACTTTGGCTTTTACACTAAAACACATAGTTACCATTGGAATCTACTCAGCCCAATGTTTCCTGAGTATCACAAGTTCTTAGAAGAGATTTATGAAGATGCTCAAGAAACAATTGACAGTTATGGTGAACAACTACGCAGACTGGGACAGAATCCAGACATAAGTTATTCAGCATTACAAGATAATGCCAGCATTGATTTACTGTCTAGTGTAGTAAAAGATCCTAGTAAGATGTGGCCACAGTTAGTCAAAGACTTAGACACAATCATCTTAGTATTACAAGACACATATGATGCCGCTCAAGGCCAGCGTGAATATGGATTACAAAACTTTGCCGCAGATCGCATTGACACCCACAAGAAACAACTGTGGATGATAGACGCAATCTTAGGTGAATAATTAGGTAAATACATTTAATAGAGAACTATCTCTACAAACATTAACTCTAGAAAGAGGTGCGGATACAATGACCGAACAAAATATTGGCAACAACGAAGGAACTGAGCCTTCCAATGAAACTCAGGCAACAATAAAAACTTTTACGCAAGATGAAGTAAATGCTATTCTAGCCAAGACTAAAAGTCAACTAGAAAAGAAGTATGCTTCAAAGTATGAAGACCTAGGTGATCCAGAACAATTGAAACAAATTGTCAGTGAGCATCAAAAGATTCAACAAGAGCAACAACTCAAGCGTGGAGAGTTTGATCGTGTTATTCAAGAATTGGCATCTAAGAAAGATGCGGAAATTCAAAAGAGGGATAAGATCATAGAAAGTTTCAAAGTAGAAACTCCTATTGTAGATGCCGCAGCCAGATACAAGGCTGTAAATCCAGATCAAGTCAAAGCATTGATTCGTAATCAGGTTAGACTAAGTCAGGATGGTGAAGTTGAAGTATTAGATGAAAAGGGTTCTGTTCGCTACGATGACAGCGGTAAACCCGTAAGTGTGGATAGTTTTGTCCAATCGTGGCTACAAAGCAATCCGCATTTTGTGTCGGCAGCACCTGCCACAACTAATACTAGAAGCAATGTCACTGGCAATACTATTAACCGAGTTGATATCAGTAAACTAGATATGAAAAATCCTGAGCACAGAAAAATCTACGCAGACTATAGAAAAACTGCGGGATTAGCCTAATTTTATAAAGGAAAATATATTATGGCCGGTTCAACAACCACATCATTGGCAACACTATTGCCAGAGATCATCCAAGAAGCGATGTTCGTAGCCAGCGAGAGAAGCATTATGCGTGGTCTCGTAAAAAATTATTCTTTGGCTCCAGGTCAAGGTAAAAATGTAAATGTTCCAATTTACCCAATCCAGTCAGCAGCCGCTGTTACTGAAGGTAATGAAGTTTCAAATACAGCAGTAAGCACAAGCACAGCACAATTGACAGTTAGCCCTGTGGCTATCCGCACATTGTTAACTGACTTGGCTCGCACTTCAGCAAGTTCAAATGTTGTTGCTGATTTGGGTAAACTATTTGGTGAAGCAGTTGCTCGCAAAATGGACCAAGACTTAACAGCATTGTTTGGTAGTTTCGCAAACGGTGTTGGTGACAACACAACACAACTAACACCAGCAGACATCTTTAAGATGGTTGCTAAGTTACAAGCCAGTGCTGTTCCAACAGAAGGTATGGTCTGTGTTATTCATCCAGAAATTGCCTATGACTTGAAGGCTGCTTTGACAACTCAAGGTAACACTCCTTTCACAGCAGGTGCTTACAGTGATGTAACTAACGAAGCAATGAGAACTGGATTCGTTGGTATGCTTGCTGGAATCCCTGTATTTCAAACTGCTAACATTGCTAACACTGGCACAGCCGGTGACTACAATGGTGCTATTTTCCACCGTGATGCTTTGGGTCTTGGCCTAATTGGTGACATCAGCATTGAAACACAGCGTCGTGCTAGTTTCTTAGGTGATGACATCGTATGTTCAGCATATTATGGCACTGGTGTCCTACAGAACAACTACGGTCGTTACTTGAAGATGGACAGTTCTATCTAATTGCTAAATTAATCTAAGGAGAATCACAATGAACAAACAATTTATATACAGTTATAAAACATTTGTAAGTTTCGCTACTTACGAAGATGTCACTCAGCGTGATTCTCGTGTTTTTGAAGCCAATGAAGATTTAACAGCCAACGAAATAAATGATTATTTAGAACAAGGCAGCCAGCGTATTCTATCACAAATTAGAACTACAAGTTGGTGGGCAGACTATCAGCGTAGAATGGCACAGATCATTGATCCAAACCTACTACCTGCGGTTAATCCTGATTATATTTTATCCAGAACACAGGACTTTATAGACTTGAATGTATACTTTACATTATGGCAGTATGTCTATCCAAAGATTGCTGATTTTGGTAATCCAGATAGTGCTGAGGTCCAAAAGATCAAGTTCTATAAGGATTTATATAATGTCTTATTTGACCAAGTAATCAAAGCCGGAGACTGGTATGACTTCACGCACAATGGCACCATTGACACAGAAGATAAGATGGCTACTTTTGTTAACAGAGTTCGTGTAAGATGAGAACAGAATTATTAACTTATTTGACGGCTGAACTAACTGGTAGTATTAAGACCAGTCAGGAACTGCCTTGGAGTGAGGGAACTAATCCGTTATACATCAAGAATGCTCGTAGAGTATACTTAGACGAACCTTACACAGAAGAAAGTGACTTATTTCCAACAATGGGTTCATTGATGATCAACGAAAGAATTACTATTGTAAGATGGTATCTCTCAGTTGATGCCAAAAATAGAAACACTGACTTAGATTCAGCATTAAACATTTTAGGTAGTGCTAAAGATATCACTACCATAACAGGCGTGTATAAACGCTTGTTTGATTATACAATCACCATAGACAATGATAGAGTTATCTATGAGGGCGAGTATAGATTTTATAATTTAGCATAAAGGAAAATAATATGGCATACATATTCCCAGCACCAGGAACGACAGCGGCAGCAATGACTCTGTCAATCAAGGTCAGCACGGATACTAACGCATTGAGTATTCCAGCAATTCAAGACATCACTGTTAACAACGCCAATGATGTAATGACCTGGACTCAATTGGATAGTTCAAGTAAACTACAAGTTGCTACAACAGCAACCAACGATCTAAGTCTAAACTTAGTATTAGATCAAACTGTGTTCTTTGGCACTGACACAGGCACAGATGTAGCAGTTAAATCTGGTATATTTGGTCTAAGCAAGGACAAGCAGATTGTTCAGTTTACATTGTTCTTAGGTAAGACAAGTGCGGGTGCCGCTGGTAAGACAATTACTGGTAGTGCTTATATCACTGGCTTATCACCAACAGTATCAGCAGACAGCCCTGTATGGGTAAGTCCAGTTACATTAACAGTAACAGGCGACTATACAGTAG